TGGATTGGACGCTAGCTTTAGCTTGTATGCTGAGATTACTGCGGATTCGCTCATTTTGTTACCTTATAACATAACATCATTGCATCGGGTCCCATATGCGAGGAAAGGTAGACTGTGCCTCACCATACGCACGAAGGAATCCACCAAGGCAGTCACCATAGCAGCCAAACAGATCTGGTAGGTTAGCCGTCAGGCATGTGTCTTCCTGGATTGCCGTGCGTTCAGCAGTGAGAGTGAATGATATGTTCCAGTTAATACCATCATCAGTACTTTCATTGATTGTGCTGGTTATCATGACCTGGTGCACTGCAATACCGAGACCGCTGTCCAGGTACATATTAAACGAGTCAGCACCACCATGAATGTTATTCAGGAAGCTAATAAATGCCTGGCGTCCTAATGCAGAAGTAACCAGGGTTACGTTGAACGGAACAGCTTCAAAATAAACATCTCGACCCTGTCGTGGTAGGCCTCCAGTTACTGCGTTGCGATAAACATTGCTGCCACGCGTTGATGAATATCCTTTGTTGACTATCGGCTTAAGTGAAGCGGGAAAATAAAGATCACTCATAATCAGTATCCTGGCTGGCCGCGTGTTCCACGGCGTGTTTTAGATATCACGGAATTGCTGTCTGCCATGTCACTACTTACAGTTTCACGAATAATTATACGTAGTCTATTTTCATCTGTCTGCTCGGTCGTTACAGAGTCAACCCGTCCAGTGGTCTGGTTAACGATCTGGACATTAGGAGCTGCGCTTGCCGTATTTTCACCCATTATCTGCTTCATCTGTTGCGCAGTACGGACGCGAGATGCACCAGCAGGCATGATAACCTCCGCCTTGCCGCGCTCAGCTATCGTTGATATCTGTCCTGCAGCAAGGTTACCGCCCTGCTCACGAGCAGATCTTATTTTAGCAACGTTGGCCAGACCAGCAGCAACAGCAGCAGCAGCAGCAATAGGTGCAGCAACCCATCCAACGATAGGTATTGCAGCAGCCGACTGGAATGCCGCTACAGCGCCCTGGTAGGTATTCATGATGGCATTGGCAATAGCAAACGCCTTATACATTTTATTACCTTCACCCAGCGCTGTACGTAGATTATCAGTAGTGGTGCCCAGCATATCACTGTAAGAAGAAACTCTCTTTTTATCAGAATTTTTAGCTATGGCTGCGAGTGATTGCTGATACTCACTCTCGTTGATAATTCCTCGCTGATAAAATTCCATAGCCTTATCTTCTTTTGACTTCTGTTGCACATCTATAAGCTCAAGTTCAGTAGCATTCAATGCATTTATATCTGCAATGTACTGATCGTGCTGACCCTGCTTTTTAGCCTGTTCCTCTTGCCTTTTCTTTAATTCTTCCTGTCTGGCATCTTCTGCAGTAAGCATGATGTCAGTTTTGGCCTGCTCATACTGTTGACCAATAATCAATCCCTGCTGCTGGAAGGCTGCAAGCTTTTCAAGCTTTTGAGTCTCAGTGGCACTAATGCGGGATATCTCATCGCCTGAAGTGCGGTCAACTTGTGCAAGGAAGTCTTCAGCGGATTTCTTTTGTCTGGCTGCCTCGCTCTCATCTCGCCGCGACTGAGCATCTATCCGCTTCTGTCCGGCAGCTTCGGATTTCTGTGTCTTCTGGTTCTCTCTTTCCTCAAACTCTTTCAGGTCAAGTTCACCAGCTCTCTGCGCAGCAGCCAGTGCGCGTTGACGCTGCTCTTCTGTCAGATCTTCTCGCTGCTGAATAGCCTTGATTTGTTGCTGAGTCTGCCCATCAATAAGCTCTTTACCGCGTTTACTCTGAAGTTCCAATGATGCGACGAAATTCTCTCCAGCCTGCTGCTGTTTCTTTTTGAGAGAGTCGAGAGTGGCGCCGTAGTTCTTATAGGCAACGTTAAGGGCATCAACGGCACTTTTACCATTTGCCATATCAACAACAGCCTGCTGGATAATGCTATTGAACTCGTTGAGCTTGGCGTTATTTGTCCCGTTCTGCTGCTGCAACTGAGCAAGCTGCTTAGCCAGTGCATTAACAGCCTCAGGGCTTTTTGTCTGTTGCACGGCCTTCAGTTGGTCAACAAGGCCAATGGCTTCTTTTGTCGTGATGCCGAAATCACTGGACAGCCCATTGACGTATGAACGCAGTGCCGTCACACGCTCAGAAGACGCCGAGGAATAGCTTCCGATAGTCTGGATTATCTGCGCTGTATCCATGCCTGCTGCGGTTAGCTTTTGCAGGTCGTTGGCAGCGCCAAAAACATTCCCAGAGAAGAAAGAATCAAACTTAGTTGAAGCCTCAGCAGCAGCCTGACCAGCAGCCTTTATCTGAGTCTGAGCATCAGCAAGGCTTGCGGCAAGCTTAGCCTGGGCTGCGGCATTGCTGGCTTCTGCCAGCTTCAGGAAGTCATCTGTAAGCTCAAGAGCACCATTAGATCCTTCTCGCAACACACCCTGCAACGATCGCGTTGCATCCTCCAGCTTCTTAGCGCCCACCTCCGCATCATTGAATGACTTATACAGCACACCACCAGCCGCAGAAGCCAGTGCGATTACAGCACCCAGCACCGCACCACCAGGGCCAAATGCGCCAGCCAGCTGTGAACCCTGCTGGCCGATAGCGACGAATGCAGATGTGCCACCTTGCAACTGAACAACAAGATCCTGTATCTGATAGCCAGCCTGCTGCGCTGTATTCTTGAATTTACCTACACCATCGTTAGCTGCCTTACCGGTAGCTACAACGGTTGTTTGCTGATTGCTCAGGTCATAAAGCTTTCCTGTAAGCTCGCCAATCCTGGCGACCTCATCTGATGAGGCAGAAGCACCCGCCTTCAACTGCGCCGCAAGTATCGCCGCAGAACGAGCGCCATTTGTCTGAGCCTCTTCCAGAATAGCAATCTTGTTGCCGAGCTGTTCGGTGATGTCAGAAAGCCCCTTGACCGGAGCGATGCTTTTCTTTGCCTCGGATGCTGCCTTTGCCTGCGCCCTGGCATATGCTGCTGCCGTTCCTTCTGCCTCAGCAGCTGCCGCAGAAAAATCATCAAGCTGCCTGGCGGCCTGGTCAACACCTTCTGTCTTTACTCTTGCTACTAGCGAAGCTGTATCAGCCATCGTCTCTGCCCTCGAATATACCGTCAAGGCCCATCATGACCTCGCATTCAATAATGCTCATATTCTGCATAGTAGCATTTTTATACGCAATGATATCCTGCCATGTCAGCATGTCGCGCGGATAAAGCTTTATCGAACCTGCCGTTTCTTTCTTAACAAACTTAAGATCTCTGTATTTCTCAAAGGTGCCAATAAAAATAGAGGGGCACGATGGCCCCTCCGGTTGCGCTGCTTCTTCCACTTTGTCTATGACACCCATAGACAATAGCGCCGCCTTGTGGCCGTCTGATATGCTGTCAAACTTCTGCCTTTTCTGCTTATCAACGAAAACCCACTCAGCAAATGAGTACAGCGCGGCTACTTTGCTGAAAGCTCTTCACGCATGGCAGCGTGGTGGCGTGTAACCTGATCAATCAGGCCGGGGAATTGTAGAAGCAGACCACGAAGATTATCATGATTGAACTCTTCATCCAGTGACCAATCAGTAACAATTTCAGTAATAAAATCTATATTCAGACCACGCGTGTTGTCTTCTTTCGCCACGTTGTACTCATACCAGTTTTTACTTTCCTCTGCCTCTGCCTTTAATGCGGAAAGCTGATCGTCAACGGCAAAAAGTGCCCGAGTGTAAGCGCGACTTGCATTAACCGACTCATCGCAGTCAGGGCCACGAACCAGAAGCCACTCGCCAGAGTCCTCGCCTGATGGCAGCATGATTGGCATGCGCGAACCAGCTGCGTGTTTATCAGCGAAGTAAAAGTCGGAGAGCTTAAGGCGTGGTTTTTTGCATGCTTTGCTGCTTACTTCTTGCCCAGCATTGTCAACAACACGCTGTTTTGATTTGCTATTCATATTTCATCCTGTGGTTAAAGGGTTGCTGGTTTGGTGATGCCGTGGAAAGCGATAACCAGTCGCCTTGTCAGTTGCGAACCTATCCACGGCAATTCTGTTACTGATAAGTAATGCGCTGAATCACAATAGATGACTGTGTTGGCGTACCAGTAGCCTGCCCTTCAATGCTGAGCGTGATGGACTCAGGACCACCTATCTCCGGCGTTGCAGCGGTGAACTGCGCACGTTTGAGGGTGAAGGCCATTGCTCCATCTGGACCGCTCATGATCGAACTTAATTCAACCTGAGTTTCATTCAGGAACTTATCAAGCAGCACTGTATCATACAGCTTTCCCGCCAGACTGAATGTGTTTGCTGCGCGACCGCGCTCAACAAAGGCAACGGATGCATCACCCAGCGCAAACTGTGCAGATGTTCCATTGTCGTTTGTGATGGTGAACGTGTCGATCAGCTCCAGCTTGGCTGTGCCATCGAATGCAGTAACATCAACGCTGGCGAACGGTTGAGCGTCAAAGTTAAAGTTAAACGTTGAGCCAGCTGGCAGTGAAGTAAGAATTTCCTGGCTAAGTCCAATGAACGGGAATGAACCAGTAACCATCGCGTTAACTGCCTGCTCAATAGAGAA